GGTTTCAACATAACCTTTGTAAAGCATCTTTTATCACCTACCTTATGTGATGTTTTCTAACACCTTTTTATAAAAATCCTTATTCCTGATGTTGCTGTTGTACCGGGACTGATAGAAACGAAGCAGTGTTTTCACTTCTGCAAGTTCTTTTCTGCACCCCTTCACTTCTTCATTCCATCTGTCCCACCCTTCCGACTTATGCAGCGGTGTTGACTTCTTGTAACTGTCACGGGTATATAAAGCATCCCGCAACTGCTTCTGACAATAACTGACTTTCTGTTCATACCCTGTGATATACCGTTCAGTTTCCAACTGTTTCTGTTCAAACTGTTCAATCCAGTCCTGAACAAATTCTTTGATCTGCTGTTCACATTCCGGGGTGAAACTACTTCTGATAAGTTTCAGCAGTTTCCTGACCTTGGTGATGCTGCGGACATTCAAAAATTCTTTAAGATGAACAGTCATTGAACCATTTTCATATCTGATTTCTAAATCCATGAAAAACCTTCCTTCCCGGTGTTACGCTACAACACCAAATTGTTTCAAGCGTTTCTTTGCTAAATCTATGTACCACTGCCTATCAAGTTCAGGCGGTGTTTTTACCCCAACAACTGAATCATTGAAAATGAAACAGTGGTCAGGTGTATTACCGAATTTTTCACCCTTGGTTTTCACCTGTTTACGTTTCAGCAATCTGCCGTCCTTCTGATCGTTAGATGCAAACACCCTGTATGACTTATATGTGTATTTGTCCTTGTCAGGGTATTCATACACCGTCTTGATTGTTCTTTTGCCTATATGACTGACAAGCGGGGTGCAATGCTCATGTTCCACCCAATCATACTTGTCTGATAACTTGACAATCTTCTGAAACATAATCAGGTCATCACACTGATTGATGGTCTGTTCAACCGGGGTTTTCTTGACCATGTAGTCAACCAGTGCTTTATTCAGTATTGGCAGATCATTGTCAACCGCTGAAAGTTCCTTCACATAAGCACCGATTCTTTCAACACCGCCGTCAATACCAACCCAAAGGTAATTGTTCACATCCTTCTGATAGATTTCACTGATGTTATCCAGTTCAAGAAGAATTGAACACTGATCTGTTGAACAACGCTGTTCCCACTCCCAACAAATATCATCAACCATTTCAAAGGCTTCATCTGTGTCAGGAATCCAAATAATAAGACCGTCCGTGTTGGACTGAATCAGTTCAAATCCCGGTACAACTTCAAGGTGTTCTATCAGGTCAAGCAACATCAACTGACCGTTGATGCACATACAGTTATTGTTTCTTGGGTCATACGCTGCATTGGTTTCATCCTTCATTGCACCTGACAAGGCGTTCAGCATCTTCTTATATGGCAACTGTGCTTTCTTCCACCGCTTGACTTCTTTCTTGTTTCCGGCGTTTTTTGCAGCAATCTGTTTTTCCTTCATGGCTTTTCGTGTGTTATACACCAACGGGTAATTGTCATTAGTTGCTGCCCTTGTAACCAGTCCCCAAGCAATCAGCATTGACGGATAGTAATTGTTTACATCAACGTGCAGCAGTTGCCCGGTCTTGTGAATTGGTGTGGCTGTTGCCCCGTGAACACCGCCAAAACCGAATGAATGAGGAATACCCGCAACCACGGTTTCAAGACCCTGTTCCTTATACCATGTACGTTTTGAGTATTTATCCATGTGTGCCAAGTCCATTGACAAGGCTTCCTGTCTTTTCTGTTCAAACCAATCCTGAACATATTTGTATTTTTTCAGTTGCAAGCACGGCAAGAAGTAAAAATCAAATTCATCTTCAAATGATCTGCGTGAACACCCAAGCACCTTTGCGGTGATTCTTGCTTCACTGTCCCCTATATCAGACAGGTTCACAATGTCCGGGAAAGCCTGAATGATACCGTGCATTGCATTAAATTCATCTATTTTTTCAAGGAATACTTTGATGGTTTCTTCCACATCATGCCGACAGTAGAAAACCGTCATTTCAATTTCTTCCTTGGTCAATTTCCTGTTTATTCTAAAATCAACATCCGTTTCCTTGATATTGCTGCCAAGAAAACCTTCCAGTGTTTTCAAACCAACCGGGGGGTTCGGCATAACATCATAGTTAATCATTGGAACTTTGTTGAACGCTGATGAAAATTGCCACCCTTCCCTTTTTTCAACAATTATCCAGTCATTGATTCTTTTTGGGTTCATTCCCAACAGAATCCCCTTAAATATGTACTGGTCATAGTGGCGGTTGTTATAACCTACCCATATATCCTTGCTATTCGCTTCATATAAGGCTTTTAATTCATCAGGGTTATTGATTATCACATATTCTTTTTTCTTGGTCACATCAATGAAAACGGCAAGCCAATCTTCCTTGAAAACCTCAAAGTCATAAAAAATCACTACATTCACCCTTTCTGAAAATAGCGGTGGAAGGTGCGACCCCGCCACCGCCTGATAACATTCTAAGTTAAGACTTCTTAACTTTACAAGTAAAATTTTTTAGCAGTCAAAAACTTCCTTGATTGTGATAGGGTTGAAAGCATCTGCCTTGTAATCAACCTCAACTTCAATCGCACCCTGAATAGACTGGAACACATCAAGAATCTGATCTGCAAAATCTGCATAGTTCACAAATTCAACAGGTGTGTCATCTTCTGCAATCAGCTTGTTCACCCAAGTGCATACAGACTTGATTGCCTGTCCGTCCGTCCACTTTGCGGAACTGTTGCCGGAAATAACACGGTTGAAGAAGATCATGCGGTTTGCCTGTTCACCTTCCTTGATCTTTGCCTGAACTGCAAACATCAACTTATCCTGTGCCTTGGTCAACTTAATTTCCATCTTCTCAATACCAATGATATATGTACCATCAGGCACATCAGCAAAATCATTGTCAGGTGCGTTCTGCACCTCATTCTGTAATTCCTGTAAATCAACCTTTTCATCAAATGCACTGAAATCAATAGCCATAATTTTTCACCTTTTTAACCTTTCTTATTTGCTTAATACTAACTTTAACAACTCAAACGCCTGAACCTCATTGAACCCGGCTTTTACATAGGAATCATAGATTTTCTTTGCAGCAGTTGCACCATCTTCCGGCGGTACATCCTGTTTAGGTGCTACCGGGTTCGGCTTCTTCATTGAACGGCTACCCGCCGTGTTCATTCCTTCTGTGATTGCTGATGCAAGGATTGCACCAAACAGTTCATCAGGTAGACCAAAAGGATTGTTCATGTTCTTTTACCTCACTTTCTTAGCGTGTTTTTCTTACTCTGCGGGTTCTGCCAGTCGGCTGTTCATCTACTGCCGGGGTTTCATCCGCTGTTGTATCTGCATTATCAGGCTGTACCTGTGCTGCACTTCTTCTTGTGCGTCTGCCCTTCTCCGGCGGGTTCATTGCCCCGTCAATAGGGTTTTCCGGCTTAGGGTTGTCTGCCTGTGCTAAACGCTTCACACCCTCACCAAATTCTTCCTTGCTGATGACCTTCATAACCTCAACACCGCCAACAATCAGGTCAACCGTGTCACCCTTGTGCTTCATCACATAGTTATCATCAGCCGGAACATAGAAGTATGTGTCTGCATCCAGTGTGACAGATTCAGAATCAGTGTTTGTTGTACCGTCCTGAACAGTCTGAACCTGTTCAGCAGACTTTCTTTCCTTGCGGGTTCTTCTTGGCGGTGTTTCAAGTTCCGGCTGCGGTACAGAATCCGCTGCTGCACACGCTTCATCAAACGGGATTTCTTCACGCCCATCAGCAACCGCATCAATAGCCTTGTCACGCTCTGCCATATAATCAGCCATTTTCTGATTATTTTCAGCCACCACTTCATCATGTGTCTTGCGGGCGGTTCTACCTGTCTTTGGTGCTGCATCCTCTGTTGTGGTAGGTGGTGTTGCTGTGGATGTGGTCTTTTTTCCACCCCTTGCCCGTCTGCCGTTTGCATCCGGCTTCTCAAGATCGGATGCAGCCTGTGCATCAGCCTGACCCATTTCTGCATCTGTCTTATACTCACCGACTTCATAGAAGTTGCGGATTTTATCAGCCACATAATTCAGGTCATTGTCAATGGCGTATGCCGGGAACATTCCCATAGGTGACTTCACTGTGTCCTTGCCACTGTTCTGTGTGTAAAAATAATATTTTCCTTCATTCACGCCTGTTCTAAGTACAATGGTGAAAAGTCCTTCAATGGTGATCTTCTCACGAAGTAACTTTCCGATCAGCTTAATAGTAGTAACACCATTTTCAAGTGTTTCTGTGTGGGTCATATAAGCAACTACCACATCATCAGGAAGTTCCTTGCATACCTCAATGATTTCAAAGTAGTTTGCACCAAAATCATTCCACTTGTCCCAACCGTTTTCTTTGATACGGTTCATGTAAGGGACTGAAAGAATATACTGGAAGTCATCAACCACCAATAACTTCTTCCCGGCTGCTGCCTGTTCCTTCATAAACTTGCAGATTTTGCGGGATTCAACCTCACTGTTCAGCATTGTGAATTTACCCTTGAACGGTAACGGCTTACCAACCGGGTTCACAACGGCAGTTGTTGCCGGATCGCAATTTCTCATACTGGTACTTTTTCCTGTACCTGATTCACCCATAATCAAAAGCATCTGTGCCATGTCTTAATTCCTCACTTTCTCTTTGTTTCTTCACGGTGAATATCTACACGGATAACATCACCACAACGATATACCGAAATCTTACCATCAATCAGTTTCAGTTCCATCTTGGGAACTTCCTGATTGTCAACCAAGGTCTTATATGCCCGGTTTATCCATTCTAAATAGTCACGTTCCATTATTCATCACCACCTTCATCTGTACTGCCTTCTGTTACTCTGCTTGACCATAAATCAGCGTAGTGCAGAATCAAATATAATGGGGTTTCATTTCCCTTCACCGCATAGTTTGCTGATTCATACAGACCATCATGGTATCTGATAGCAAATTCTTCATCTTCCGTCAGGTCAATGAAAAGGGTTGCTAACTTGATACTGCGGGTTGCGTGGTCAAGTGGAAGAAGTGCCGGGTTACGCTTGAACGGTTTTGCTTCTGATGCCTTACCTGATTTCAGGATGTTAGGCACATACATCTGCTTACCAAAGTCACCGCACTTGCCAAGGTCATGTAATGCTGCTGCAATGATGACTGAATCACGGATTTCTGCATACTTGACCTTGCCAAGAAGTGCATAACCAATGTTTTCTGCTGCCATCATTACATTTCTGCTGTGATGAACAAGACCGAACTGACAAGCAAGGTGATTTCCACCACTGCAAGGTGCTTCAAAGAATCCGATCTGTTCCATGTAATCAATCAGATCTTCCATTCCTTCACGCTTGGTTGAAAGTAAGTGGTCAACTACATACTTCTTATTGTCAAGTTCCTTTACATTGTCTGCTGCTACCTGTTCAATTTCTTCCTGAACTGTTTCCTGTGTTACTTCTGCGGTATTCTCAACCGCTGCATCTGCTTTCTTTTTTGCTGCCATGCTCTTTCACTCCTTATTTTGATAATTTTATTTCCCAACGCTTCTGATCTTCAATGTTGGAAAGATACCAAGCGTTAAGTTCTGATTTTTTTGCAATGAACATTTTGAACTGTTCAAAATCCTTGGGGTATAACAAAATTCCATACCCGCCTGATTCTCTGATTTTTTTGAGGTTGACCAACTGCAATAGTGACGGTTCACCGTTTGGTGCTTTGACTTCAATGCCAAGGAAACACCCGTCTGAACAAACCAACAGGTCAGGAATACCGCTTTTTGTATAAGCAGCACCACCCCAGTATTTCAGTACCCAAGCACCCTTGTCCTTCAGGAACTTCTTGACCTTATTTTCAAAGTTTTTTTCTGCTGCCATTTACTCACCGCCCAACTGTTCATTGAACTGTGTCTGATGGTTCAGTATTTTTTCTGTGTAGTCGGTTGAATAGATGCCCTTTTCCCACAACCGGGCAGCACCATCTTCACCCATGTTGTACGCCATCAAGACCATATTGGTATCTTGATACCGTTCAAACAGTTTTCTAAGTACGAACACGCCCGCCCTGATGTTCTGATACGGGTCTGTAAAATCCGTAACACCAAGGGTATCTGTCAACCACTGATGATTGATCTGATTGATCTGCATATAACCGTAATCATTGGTTTTGCTGATGACCGCCGGGTCAAAACTGCTTTCATTCTGAATCAGTGCCATAACAAGGGTAAAATCAATGTTGTACCCGGTACAAAGGTAATATGTAAATTCCTGTTGTTCTTCCGGCATCTTGCAGTCAAGCGGTGTGAAATCTAAATCACCCGCACCCCAGTCAAGGGAAATTTCCTGTGTGAATGTTCTGTCATCATACGCCCCATATACAAGGGTTTCTGTATTATCCCGTTCAAGTGTGCGTTCTATTGATTTATCTCTGTCCTTGGCGGTTATATGAGTTTTCAGGGCATATACAGACACACCCCCAACAGCTAACCCAACACAAAAGGCAACACCAAGCAAGATCAAGACCCGCTTTGCCATTGCGGACTTTCTAAGGTTCTTTGAATAGTTCATGTTTCATCACCCCTTTCCGTGATTTTCAAATAAATGATTCCGGGAATCATCAGAATCGCACCAATGATATATTCTTTCAGGTGTGCGGTAAGTGGTTCATATATTCCCATTTCAACCGCATAGTCAGATGCACCGACTGCACCAATTATCAGGAATACACCGATAAATGCCATGATTCCAAATATCCAGTTAAGTATTTTTGAATAATTCATCTGTCAGTTCCTTTCCTTCCTTCAATGCTGCAAGGTTCTTTTCTTCAACCGTACCCTTCACCAGTAAGTAATAGTAAAAGCACGGTTTGGCTTGTCCTATGCGGTGAATACGCTTTTTTGACTGTTCCCACATATCACATGACCCTTTTCCAAGTGGCAAGGTGAAATAAATAATCTTGTTTGCTTTCTGATAATTACCACCCATTGCCCCGGCTTGATACTGTATGAATGTGATTGAATCATCTGACTGATCGTATGCGGTCAAGTCCTTCTTTGACCCATTCACAACTGAATAGGGTCTGTTTAGATCAGCAAGTTTTTTCTGCATTGCTTCAAGTTCTGCGGTAAAGTTGTAGAATATAATCAGCCTATCTTCTGTTGATTCAACCAAGTCCCGCAAACCTTCCAGTTTTTCCTTGTGCCACTGCCCGCACAACTGCCGGGCATATAGCATCTTGGTCAGGCTGTTGTCACCGACCAGTTCAACCCGTGGTGTCACATCCGTGCCGTAATAATCTGAATCATCTTTGAACTTGCACATATTCAGGGTATCAAGCATGATGTAACTGTTTTTGATAAAATACTTGTATGCCTGTGTCACCTTAAAGAATATCTTCTGTTCAGTCTGTTCCGGCAGTTCAATCACATCAGCGGTTTTCATAAAGATGCAGCCGTGATCTGCAAGTTTCTTTTTCAGGTGTCCCGTGTGCTTGTACCCGGTTATCACTTCATTCTTGTACCCATCACCGTTTTCAACCCATTCAGTCTGAACGTATGATGACCAAAATGCCTTTTTTGTAATGTTCCACCCAAGCAACTGAACCTGTGACCACAACCTTTCATACTTTCCGGCTGTTGGTGTTCCTGATAATAAAATCACGCTTTCCGGCTGCATTTTCAGAATGAACTTTGACCGTTGTGCTGTTTCATTGGTTATCAGTGAACTTTCATCAAGCATCAGTGTGAACCCTTTGAGTTTCAGCAACCAATCCCGCCGGAAAGCAGTTTCATAGTTGATAACACCTATAATCTGAACATCCTTGTTGTATAATTCTTTGGTATCAACAAGTGTCCTGAAATTGATTGCTTCACTTTTCTTGGTCAGGTTCATCACACGGTCACTTGGGTAATATTCTTTGAAGTGCTGAATCCAGTCATCTATCTTAGATTTCTGACAGATGACCACATTCACCGAATTGTTCAGCAAATACATTTTTTCAGCACCCACAAAGGTCTTACCCAGTCCCATATCAAGATAATAAGCACAACGGTTAAACTGTTCAGTTCTGTTCAGTGCATCTTCCTGATGGGGCATAAGGTGCAGATCATTCATCTACCCTGACACCCGTACACTGGAAGAATATTTCAGCATCAAAGTTTGGTATTGCCTTGATGATTTCCTTTCTGCGGTCTGACAGGCTGCCCCACCACAACTGACCACATTCAGATTCATCAAGCACTTTGAGGTAACCGCCTGTTGTTTCATAGGTTGGATGTGCTGCCTTTTCTTCATCAGTCATATCTTCTTCATATACCCATTCAACAACATCCTTTGGTATCTGATTCAGTAACCATCTTGCATCAGATTCTAACCATTCACGATAAGTCATATTTGACGGCTTATTGAACAGCATGATCTTCTGTTCGTCTGTATTAAAACAACCAGTATTAAAAGACGATTTGTTCCAGTCCCCGGTGTTCCTGTTCCCGGTGTTGCAGTCCCCGGTGTTCCAGTCCCCGGTGTTCCTGTTCCCGGTGTTCCAGTCCCCGGTGTTCCAGTCCCCGGTGTTCCAGTCCCCGGTGTTCCTGTTCCCGGTGTTCCAGTCCCCGGTGTTCCTGTTCCCGGTGTTCCTGTTCCCGGTGTTCCTGTTCCCGGTGTTCCTGTTCCCGGTGTTGCAGTCCCCGGTGTTGCAGTCCCCGGTGTTCCTGTTCCCGGTGTTCCAGTCCCCGGTGTTCCTGTTCCCGGTGTTGCAGTCCCCGGTGTTCCTGTTCCCGGTGTTCCTGTTCCCGGTGTTGCAGCGACCCGTGCAATTCTTTCCAATATTGACGATTCGCAACACTTCATCCCACGGGATTTCACGCACGATCTCCAATTTGTCAGTGCATGACTTGTCACCGTCTGTTCTTACCTCACCATAGGCAATGACTTCTGCAACCTTGTTTTCACTGTTGAAACTGTAATAATTGAAGCAGTCGGCAGCAGTCTGACAGAAGTGCATACCGTGACCGCAAACATCAAGTTCCCCTTCTTCCTCAAATTTTCCGGGGCAAGCGTACTGTTTAGTGTTGCCGTTAGGTGAACAAGTCCAATCAGGTCTGAACACTTTGAACCCATGCATCACATTCTGAACGGTATTGTTATTTTCCATTTTCCTATTCCTCACTTTCTAAAAATGCAACAGCCTTGTCATAGTTGCGTTCTATCATTTTAAGTTCATCTTTTCCACGTTCTTCTGAATCACATACTGAACGGTAAATTTCATCATTTCTTAATGCTGTGACCTCATTGGTTATCAAATCAGTGATGACCTGTGGTTCAAGTGCATCCAGTTCCCAAGATTCATTGCCGTATTCATCAATATACTTTGATGCTCTACTGTCAGTGATCTTTGCCGGGTTAGGCGGTGGGTTATATGTACCAATCTGATTCATGGTCAGTGCTACACGCTTCACATACACATCAGCACCAAACATCTGCAAGCGTTCCTGAATATCCCTTGTCATATCAATACCGCTTGGGTCATGGTCACCTAAGTGAATAATCACCCGGTTATCACGGTAATCTTGACCAATGAAACGCTGTGCTGCTGACCACATTTCTGACTGTGAAGTGTAACCTCTACATGAAAAATATGGTGTGTCAAGTGGTCTGCAAGCCTGTCCCACAATATCAACTAAGGCATCCTTTTCAACCCACACTTCAACGTAGTTCGGTTGACCGTCCCACTTGTTCAGCAGATAACTGTATCTTGCAGATGCGATCACATCAGCCGGATTGTCCCAGTGACTATTGCTTCTAAGGTTGCGGGTTCTGTCTGTGATACTGTACCAGTCAATCAACCCGGCAAGTCTGCCGTCATTGATAAGATTTCCAATGTTCTTATAACTGCGTTCATTGTTGGGAATGTACCCACGGGCAACCAACTGATAATATGCCTGTCTAAGTGTCAGTTCATATCCCTGTGCCTGATATTCTTCAACCACCTGATTCACAAGGCGTATCAGTTCAAGGCTTTTCTGCTGAAACTTAATGCTTTTATACTCAATCTTTGGCATCAGATCACCCCTTCAATTTCTGCAAAACGCTTTGCATTGATGAAATATGACCAACGGTGTTCACTGGTATGAATTGCATACCCCCAAGGGAAAACGCCCTGTTGTAACCCAAGTGCTATTGTGTTGGTGTGTTTGTGCATCAACTTAGCAACTTCATGTACCGTCAAGGTTGGGATGCCATCTTCACACTTGGAAGGTTTGAAGGTCACCGGGGTTTCTTCCTGTTCAAAATAGTCAGGGGTAAGTCCAAGTGATACTGCAATATCACTTTGAACCTGTTCTGACGGTGTGGTCTTGTCATTCAGGTACATACTGATTGACCCCTTACTTTTCCCGGTCAATCCAACAACCTGTGCCTGATTGATTCCTAACTGCTGCATAGCCTGTTTCAACTTTTCGCTGAATTTCATAATTTATCACCTATCCTTTCTTTGAGTTAAGAAGTCTTAACTTTTTCAGTAAAAAAATATAGTGGAATAAATTCCACCGAAACACCAAGGACTTCACACGCCTTGTTCATTTCAGGTGCAGTGAACTGAACTGTTCCGTTCAATTTTGCAGATAATGTCACGGTTGACATTCCCATTGCTTTAGCAAACTTTGCCTGTGTTCCAAACACTTCCTTGATTTTTCCTCTTAACTTTGAATAATCAAACACTTTCTTCACCTTCCTTTTCATCATCAGGGAACGCATTGTTGTTATACTGTTTCCTGATCGTTATTCTAACAACCCCTGATTCCAACTGTTCAAATGATTTTTCCTTGAACTTCTGCGGTTTGCCTTTTTTCAGGCTTTCTATGTACGCAAGGTATTCAAGTTTGGTTGGAAATTCAAGAATCTGTTCAATCCATGCTGCAACTATTTTCTTCACATAATCACCCTCTTTCTAACATGAACCACCGTCAGCACCATGAAATGCACCAACAGGATAATTCCAATCATCTGTGTATATGTCATCTGTGTTGAACTCACCAGTAAGTATTGAATGTATTGCTGCTTTATCCTTCCAACACACACAAGACTGTGTATCACCGATAAATTCATCAAGATTCTTTTTATTATCCAGTGTGAACCCAAGAACTTCTTCATCATGCCTTAGTGCAGCATAATCATCAGGAAAAAGTTCTTTTACTCCGGCAAATAACCGGGGTGTTGAAAATATACACATCATACAACTGCATCTGTTCCAACCTATCCTGTAACATGGGTGTGGGTTTATATGATGCCGTTTCAGCAATTCCCACACATCCTTTTCAGAATAATCAATGCAACACCGCCATTGATGAACAATTCTATGTGCCTTGGCTTCTGCATTGGTGCGGTGTATTTCCATTTCATTGTACTTTGACCGTCCGGCAGATTCACCACGGCGTTCACCTGAAACAATCAGGATTTTCTTGTCACGTTTGGTTTCTTCAAGATTGGCTGTCACACTGTCCTGAACCGCTGCTTTTAAGTTACCGCTACACCAACGCCCTGAATGTGTACCACCTTTTGCGGGGAATTTATGTCTTTTACCACCCAGTTCTTCAAGTTCACCAAGACGGTCAAGATTACTGACAACCGTATCTGCAACACATATTTTCAGATATGCAGAACACCAACGCCGTGACAGATCACCAGTTTTTGCGGGGAACTTCATTCTATAACCGTACTTTTTCAGAAGTTCTTCCATTTCCTCTGTTGCCTGTTCTTTCAGTTCTTTGCATTTCAGATAATTGCTTGAAAGTTTGCACTGTCTTACTTCATCAGTATCAGGGTCAATCCATTCAATGGGTTCTGATGCACCTATCCGATATAATTCACCAAAGAAACCATTCACCCTGTATGAAACCCTTAACTTAATACCCTCTGCATCTGCAAGTGCTTTTACATAGTTTTGGGTACATTTCCAGTCCATACGCCTTGAAGGATGCCCGCCGTCAATATCGTGATGCCAAAACTCTATTCTTTCCTTTGGTACACCAAGTTCAAGAAGTTTTAGGTAACAAGCAACTGAATCCTTACCGCCGGAAATCAAAACAACTATCAGATCATATTCTTCAAGTGGTAAAAGTTCCGGCAAATAGATTTTCTTGAAATGCTCTGAATCAGTTCTACCGTCAACCCTTGGTTTCAATTTGATGCCCTTGCCATATATCGGTGCATCAGGAACACCTAATCTGACGGGTGTTTCCTTGGTGCAATCCGCATCTTTTATGAAATCAATCATTGCCTTTATCCTTTCCCAGTTCCTTCAAAAAGTTGTCTATTGTCAGCACACCTTAGTACAATCAGGGGTGTCTTTCCTTTATCAGATTTCACATTAAAATCTGAAAACCTGTTACACATCATTGAACTTTTTGAACGGTGCTGTTCAAACCGCCGGGGTTTCACATTAAAACCACCAAAACCTGTTGACCGACACACAATAGACAATTTTTTGAAAGAACTGAAATCCTATTCCTTGGTTCTTTTCCCCGGAACTGCTGCAACAGTTCTTTTTGAAGTAGTCAGGAAGTCGGGGAACTTCCTGACCCTGAAACAAAGTGCTGTGTCATCTCGTGCGGTTGATTCTTCCACTTAACGGTTTCTTGTTTTAGGGGTAAAGTGCCGATTGGTTCAGCCTGTCCGCTTTCTTCAAATAGTGCGGTACACTGTGCTTTCTTGCCCTACCGTTCCTGTTTTCTTCAACTACTTTGACGGGTCATGTTTATTCTTCACACGCTCTATCTGCTATCCGGCAGCCTGACCACCATGTCACTTGCGTGTAGCCCTATCGCTTCACCCGTGTCCTTCCTACTTGCTTTGTTTCTGTAAGTTAAGAACTCTTAACTTGGCTTTATCTTATCACCAGTGGAAAGATATGTCAACAGTTATTTTTAAGTTTTCTTAACTTTTTTTCAAGTTTGATTGAAAAAGTCTTAACTTTGCTTTATAATGGGAATGCACAATAATATAAGAAAGGGGTGTTCAATAATGCCTGATACATTTCAGCACCGCTTCATTGAAGCAATGAACATCAGAGGATTGCGACAGGTTGATGTTGCGGAAAGGTCAGGACTTGATAAGGCACAAATCAGCCAATATAAAAATGGTAAATATGAACCAATGCAAGATGCACTGTATAAATTGGCACAAGCCTTGAATGTCAATGTTGCTTGGCTTATGGGGCATGATGTACCAATGGAAATAAACAGGAAGGAACTGGAACAGAAGGAACGGGTTTGTGATCTGCTTGAAAAGTGTTACGGTTCAGGTGCGTATGAACTGGTTGAACTGTTTGCCAAGTTGAACGAAACTGGTAAAAATAAGATCATGGAAGAATTGCGTGATACAGTTGCACTACCAAAATATACTGTCAAGGAAAAAAGGGACGGTCAAAAAATGGCATAATCTTCCAACAGTCAGGTAATATCATTCATGTCAGTTTCAGATAGTTACGGTTGGTTACGCTTTGGGTTACGGTTCTAAAGCGTTGATTTTACGGCAAAGTTACGGTTGTTACGGTACGGTTAAGTTTTCTTATATAGATTTTTTTTACATATACACTAAATTAAAATAAAAAAGTAAAAATATAAGAATATAGACGGCAACCGTAACCGTAACCACAATTAGAAAGGAATGGTGCAATATAAAAAAGATCATCAAGAAAGTTATTGGCATATTTTTCTTAATAGAGTCTATAACAAGTTTATATTTGTTATTTACCGAAACAGTTGAAGTTAGATATGTATTTTTATTTATGTGCTTAATTTTTGGTATTTTTTCATTTCTATTATTACATTCACCCAAAAAGAAAAGTACAAAATTACAAATTGAACATCCAACTGGTTACATTGAAGTTGGGAATGTGACATATAAAACAGATAATAGTAAAATTACGAATACAGAAGCATCCATTTTTTCACAACCATCACATGATGAACTCAATGCAAGTTGGAAAGCACCGCAAATTATACGCTTGATAACAGAATCATATCAAATTATGTTAGACACTAATAATCCTGAAACTTTATGTGATAGGTATAAGTTTTCAATGACCCAATATGAGGAATTGCTATTTTATTACAATCAAGGGTATTTTTGTGATGATGCTACTATTGAAACTTTTAAGCAATTATTATCAACAAATAATTATGCTAAGTTAATATGTAAGTGTTATCAAAAATATAAAGAAAAAGCACACAAAGAGTTAAAAACCAAAAACGGTATTGACAAACGTATTGATAGATTTTGGATAATTATTCAAAATAATGTAGATATAAACCTCTATTTAGAATTACGAAAATGTTGTAAAAACTGAACAAAAATGAACCCCAACCGTTGCAGCGGTCAGGGTTCTTATAACTCTATACCAAGGAATAGGATGATATAGGCTATGCAACCCTAATTATATCATCCATTCCTTGAAATTTCAATCAGGAAGGAATGATATACATGGGAAGAAGAAACCCAAACGGTTACGGGTGTGTGACCAAGTTGAAGGGTAACCGTTCACGCCCGTGGCTTGCCAAGGTCACCATATATGACGAACAGGGACACGCAAAACAAACCCCTATCGGTTACGCTGAAACAGAAGAAAAAGCCAACATTCTATTGGCTGAATATAACAACAATCCTTGGGACATTGACCGGGAAAAGGTCACCTTGGTTGTACTCTATCAGCGTTGGTCTGAAATTAAGTTACCCAAGTTAGGAAAATCAAATCAACAGTCTTTGCGTTCAGCGTTCAAGCACTGTTCAAAATACTACGGTGTGAAGTACCGATCATTGAAATCTTATCAGATGCAAGACTGCATTGACAACTGCGGGTGTGGGTATTCAACACAATGGTCAATCAAGAATCTGTTCGGTCACCTTGACCGTTTTGCTTTTGAAATTGACCTGATAGATAAAATGTATTCACAAATTACCACCGCCCCACCAATACCTGATACCACCCGTGAACCGTTCACGCCTGAACAGGTTGATGCACTGTGGAAAATAAAAGATGATCCTTGGGTCAATACCGTACTGATCTACATATATACGGGGTTCAGATTACAGGAAGTGTTGGGAATGAAAACTGAACAGGTAAACATCAAGGACTGGTACTTTGAAGGTGGAATCAAGACCGCTGCCGGAAAGTGTCGTATTGTTCCTATACATGACCGCATCAAACCATTTGTGAAAGCACTGGTTGATGAAGGGAACAAGTACCTGTTCACTTATCAGGGCAAAAAGTTCAGTCAGGCAAATTACTATAAGTGTTGGGGTGAAGTCATGGAAAAGATAGGTGCAGACAAGACACCGCATGAAGCACGGCACACCTTTGAAACCAATCTTGACAATGCCAAAGGCAACAGAAAATGTATTGATATGCTGATGGGTCATAAGTCAAAGGATGTGGGAAACAGGGTGTATAATCACAAGACTATTGAACAGTTACGGGAAACCATTGCCCTGTTAAAATAATATTTTTTACGCTGAACCAGTAACAAATTAGAAACAAAAAAGACGGGAAATGCCGTAAAATCAAGCATTTCCCGTCTTAAAAAATGTATTATATCATATTTCAATCCTTTTCTATGTAATATTTCTCTTGATTATACGCTTTGCGTACGTTATATTATTTATAAATCTATACGCTTTGCGTATAGATTTAAGGAGGTAAAATGAATACACAAGATACTTTGATAAAACTAAGAACCAGCACAGGAATGACCCGAAAAGAGTTTTGCCAATATTTCGGAATTCCCTACCGCACTTTACAGGATTGGGAGTTAGGAAACCGTACTATGCCAGATTATTTATTGCGCTTAATGATATATAAAATTAAGATAGAACAATTACGTAACCAAGATACCACCTCCGATTCAGGTAAATAAGTAATATTTCATAGGAACATCTTGACAATATGTTGTATTCAACATATTATGATATTAACAGAACGAGGAAAACTAATGTACGAAGTTCTTTTTTACGACACCATTGACGGAAAATGTCCCGTTCAGGATTTTTTGGATTCTCTCGAACCTAAAATATTAGCGAAAACCTTAAGGACTATTGATCTGTTGGAGGCAAATGGTCCACTCTTACGTGAACCATACTCCAAACACATTCAAAATGGACTCTTTGAATTACGAACAAAACAAGGATCTGATATTACCAGAGTTTTCTAC